ATTGTCCCGCTGTACTGACCCCCACTAGGTAAAATAGAAAAAGAGTTAGAAGAATTATCGTAATTATAAACAAAATATAATTCAGAACTATCCACTGAACCAGATGGAATTCTTATTTCTGAAACAGAAGTCAAAATTGAACCTGTAGCATATAAATCAACAGGAAGAGAATTATAATTATCTATAAATAAAGTATGATCAGACCATTGTATGCCGCCGTTTCCATATGGCTTAAAAATAGGATCTGAACCTGAATAGTAATCTGCAGTATCAAAATTACTTATAGTTCCTGTTCCAGTCCCATAAGCTATATATTCAATTGACTCTACTTGAGTGTTCTGAGAAGTAAACACATAGCTAATATTATCAGAACCTTTTTCATTTACATGAGCTTCAAATGATAAATTTTCTTGTTGAGGAATAGCATCCCATTTAACTACAGCTTTTGTATCTAAATTTTTATCGTATTTATTTTGAGATGTTGATATGAACCCTGTTAAATTATTTAAAGAAGAAGGAATTGTTTCTGTTAAATAATAAGGAGCTTTAACACCAGAACTTAAAAAATAATTCCCAGTATTAAAATAATCATATGGCAAAAATACAAAATTAAAAGGATCAGTATAATCAACAAATGGTGATCCAGAAGTTGGTGGCTCAACTTCAAAAAAAGTTTTTACTCTATTATTCTCATAATTAAAAACTTGATATAAATATCCACTTTGAAAACTAAATAAATTAGCATCCCCTGAAGGTAAATCATTCGGATCAGCAACTAATGCAACAGAAATATTTTTAGCATATGTATAATCATTTAAAAGAGGCGCAACTTGCAAAGGATTTGTATTTGTAAATTCAACACCAGTTATTTCAATTTCAGGATAAGTCAATATACTCCTATAGACATCACTATTACCATTAACGCTGTAAGCTGTAAAATCAACAAAAAAAGTTCTAAAATCATTTAAATTAGCATAGCCAGTATATTTTTCAATAGCTTCACTAAAAGAAGCGCCACGCAAAGTAATGTTAGTGTTTTTAGTAGAACGAATTAAATTCCTAATCAAATTCCTATTAGAGTCATACAAATCGACCTTTATTCCAGAAAAATCAGGAGAATCTATATTTGAATTATCAATTACTGAATTATTAGATGTGTCAAAAACCGTAAGTTTAAAAGTTATGTCATCTTGTAAGATCGTTGCTGAAATTAACTTACTATTAGAACTCAGTCCATAAGTAGATGGCGACACTGCATAATCAATACTGCCATAAGAAACTAGATTGGATATATCTAAACCTCGTATCTCAAAAGAATTGCTAGGGCCTGTCGAGCCTAATGGACCTGTTATAATCGGCATATTTTATATTACACTTCAATTATTTTGTTTTCTACATCATATACATATATTTTTATAGAAGATGTCGAAGATATTACATTTACTATTTCTAACGGGAATTGTCCCAAAAATATTTTTTTCTCAGCCACATCTGAAATAGGAACTTTAAATCTTATAGATTGATTTTTAGAAATTATTTTACAAATAAATCCTCCGCCCACAGATAAAACTTCATTTATTTTTACATAATAATCTAAACCTAAATTAGCCTTAGTCTCAATATAATTTTTTATTAAATCAAATTTTAAAGTTAAAACAGAATAATTTGAATCGTTATCACTTGCCAAAGCAGAATTATATTCCGAAAAAGAATAATCAAAATCCAATTGATCTATCTGATTAATATTAAATCTATCCAAACTGTAATAAGATCCAGACATACCACTTAAATCAACTTCATTTAAATTCTCAGATGAAGAATAATTAATTGTTTTTTTCGAGATATCTTTCTTAGCGTCAATAACATTTTTATCTAAACTTAAATACTTATTTCTATCATATTTTATAGCAAATATAGTATATTGATTAACGTCTTCCTCTCCTATGCTAACTATTTTATATAAATTTTCGTTATCCAAAGAATTAATATCTTCATCTTCTTGATCAGAGCCAGAATCAAGAACAACAGACTCAACAATGAACGGAGAAGAAGCGGATATTTTATAAAAAGAAGAAAAAGCTTCTACATCTACATCTCCATTTGAATCTAAAGGTTCTTTAATATAAATCCTATTAGAATTATTCTCTATACGTTCAATGTATAATTCTATAACGTCAGTTCTTTCTTGACTTTCAAATTGATCTGAACTTGTTATATCTTTATAAGAATCATAAGTTTTATCGCATAAAAATCTTATTTTACTACCCGCAAACCTGACATCAATTTTTCTATCTACAATAATATATTTCTCGGACCTATTCACAGAAACAACTCTCCCTTGCAAGAAAAAGTCGCTCCTGAATGAATCCTGTATTTTTATTACATCTCCGGGCTTAAGAATTATTCCCTGTATATCAGTTGAAAACGTAACAGTATTATTTTCAAATCTATTTGTAGCCAACAACCATAACCCCATTCTTCTAGCTTGATCTCTCGATGTAACTCCGAATCCTAAAATTTCTTTCGATACAATCCCGTATTCTTTTATCAATTCACTATCTTCTACAACCTCAACTTCATCCTCAAATTTATTATATTGATCTTTATATAAAACTTTAGCAACACTATAATTTCCATCTACACTGCCCGTAGAATAAGTAAAAATGCCGTCTTTTACATTCGTATTATTGAACATATAAGACACAGGCTTAGAAACATCAATAGTCGTAGTAATTAAATTGTTTCTATAATAAGTTAACCCCCTAAAAATAGAAGCTAAATCATTTAATAATTTTAAACACTCCGTTTCATTGTTTATTAAAATGTTAGCAGTAAATCTTGGTTCTAACGGATCTCTATACCCCATAACCCTAGGAGAACATTTTCCACTTGAATATACATTAGCGCTATCACCTGAAAAAATAGGAGCAGTAGCATAATCAGATTTTATCTGGTCATAACCGGGTAAATACCATTTATTAGTAATAAATTCTAATATATGATCCAGAGCGCCACTTTGACTATTCTTTTTTGATTTCTTAAGGATTGTTTCTAACGTATTTATTCTATTGTCAGAAGCGAGGACGCTATCAGACACCATTTCACCTTTAAAACTTTTCAGCATATTTCCAGTGGCTTCTTTTTCAAAAGCTATCTCTGGTCCAATATAAGGAATCAAATGCAATCTAAACACTGAACCCTCTCCTGCAGCTGAACATTGGAAAGTTAAATTAGGATCGTCTGGTTCTAACTGAACCATATTACCTTCTTCAATATTTTGCACTATCTTCCTGCAATTTTCTATCTGACCCTCATTTATATCATACAAAAAAATAACAGAGTTGTGAGCTCCACCATTAGAGTCAGTATAATTTACGCTATCAGCTAAATCACATTTTTTTGAACTAGGATTATATGTAGAAGAATAAATAGGATGATATTTTTTCTTTATACCATATAAGGAATTAGGCCTACCATCCGATGATATTTTTGATATAAAAATATGATTTTTATCATCTGGATAATAAGTGAAATAATCTTCAGAAGCTCCTCTAGGAGAGGTTGAAATAACTAAATCGTCACAATATTTTGCTATTTTATATAACTCCCACTTATTTAAATCCTCAAGAAATACCTTACCATTACCAACTCCATATCTTGAATTCGTACAAATATCATAAAAAATCCAAGCCGGATTATCTGTCCATCTTAAAAAATTACTAAAATTTCCATCCCAATTCCCTGAATAATTTTTTGCTTCTGGATCATAATTATTTGGAACTTTTATCTTAAGTAATTTTAAGTCAAAACTTCTGTCAGGATCATTTTTAAAATGTTTGGAAGAAGCACAAGACCTAACAACCGCAGAATAAGGATAAACAAATTTCCCCCTTTTTGTCACAGATTCAACTATAGAAGCTATCCCAACAACTAAAGCAGTTTTGCCATCACTATAAGAAATTTTTTGACTTAATGGATAAACCCTTACATATAAACTTTTATTTGAAAAAGGATTTGAATTCAAGCCTAAAATTAACTGAAAAATATAATTGCTTTTTGAAATTCCTGAAACATTAATACCATAAAAAGATGCCCTGTCAGAATCGTCTTCAAAAATCTCCACAACTAAAGCTACTTTTGAATTTATAGTATTACCGTTCCCATCAATTGAATACAACTGGTCAATCGAAATATTTATAGAAATTTGATCTGCAAAGCTATTCTTTATTTCATGAATGAACGGGTTGCAGTAATTTTTTGCATTTTTTATTTTTGTGAACCAATTTTGAAAATCAGTTCTATCACTTGCGTCTAAAGCATTAGCACTAAATTTTGTATTAATAACACTATAATTTGCAATTCCATTTGCATAATGAACCATGGGAAGCCCATAAGTAAGATCCTCGTTAGAATCCGAATCAAAATTTACTTCATTCATTGTCAAAGTGTGTCTATAGTTGAAAATCGTTGAAGGAAAATCAAAAAAATCACCATTATTTTCTGAACCATAAACAATATCGAAACCTTGAGTAACAAAATTAAACTTATTTATTTTAGAATCTATTAAAGGAATATTATTGTAATAAACACCTTGGCCTAAGACAATATTTGAATAATCTTTATTAGGTAAGTATTTTAAAAGACCTCCTTCTGAATCAACAAGGCCAGCTATTGGACCCTCACAAATTAAATCAGTAGATAAAACAAATTCATCACTTTCCAATTTCCTACTAGAACTAGGTCTAGTAAAATCGAAAGAATATCCCTCAAGGCGAGATATCATATACTGTTCGAACTTTTTAGCTTGTACAGAAATCATAAATAATATCCTTAAAAAGTACCCCAAATATAAGGTGTAACATTATACATATCTAAACCAATATTATTTTGCGTTTCACTTAAATCTCTAACGATTAAATTATTAGAAACGACAGAGCTGCCTAATTTTAATCTTCCATAACCTATAGGAACAACAATATTTTGCGCTGACACATTTCTAATTCCACCTAAGATTGTTGAGTTCGTTTTAACGTCTTTTGGAGCTTTAGGGCTCATCATTTTGGTTATAATTATAGAAGCCACAGTTAAAACTACTCCTATAATAAACAAGGTGACTCCTCCCCCTTGAACTACAGGGAGTATTTCTACTTTGTCATTCTTTTTTAATATTTTACTATTTAAAAGATAAGGAGGCATAGCTTTTCCATCTATAAAAACCATAAAATGAGTTGCAAATTTTTGTAAATCACGAAAACACCTAGACACACTAGATGTATTAGCTTCAATAGCTTCAAATATTTCTAAAACAGATGACACATTTAGTCTCCAGTCCGAACCAAACTTCTTACCTAAAATTCCTCTTAGAGTTATATCGACCATTATTTCTCCTTATAATAAAATTCATCATTATTTACACTATATAAAAGCATATCCATATTAAAAAAATATTGATTTTCTAAATCCCATTCTGAAAATCCAGCTCTCTCTATGTGAGCAGGATGACTATGAAAAAGAATACAATTATCTTCCCAAATACACTCCCTAGGAGAAATCAAAAAATAATTGATAGGATCTGGATGAATATTCTCTTTTTCTATAAATTTTTCATCACATATAAATCCACAAATTTCTTTTTTAGAACCTAAAGATTTATTTTTTAATACATCAAATAGTTTTTTATTTTTAATTTGGTAAGTCATAATCATAAGATACTGTGCCGGGAAATCCCCCAAATGGTATTCTTTGAGCATCTTGAGAAGTTCTAAACCTAGCAGAACACCCTGATAATTTTTTAGAACATTTATCTTCTTTCCATATTTCTGTGTTATCTAATGGATTTATACCCTTGGAACCATTTACCGAAACGCAAACGAAAAATCTAGAAGGAAGCTCAGAATGTTGAGTTAAAGAATCTTTACCAAAATCAAAATTTATATCTGGATCAATTTTGACAAAATCGCCCTTTTTATACTCTGTTTTACTATTATAATCTCCCTTGTAAATTAAATCTTCAAAACCATAGGAAGAATAATAAGCAAATTCACTACTCTGTTCATTTAAAAATAATTTATCATTTTCATCAGCCATAGGAACACCCAAATTTCCGTCTTCATAACCAGTAAAAAATTCACTGCTAGATTTTAATTTCGAAACACTATGCTCCGAAGCATTAGCTGGAATATCATATTTTTGCCCCAAATATGAATTCACTGATTTAATCTCATCCTCGCTCAAAAGTTTTTGAAATATAATTATTTCATAAATAACTATATGACTCGAAAATTTAGACTCATGATTAAATCCTAATTTGTTTATCCCATGACTAGCTAAAGCTCCGTAAAATTGACGAGCTGAAGATATTTTATAACCATTCCTAAATAAATCTATTTTATTTCTATTTGAAATATAATCATGATTATCTTTGGGAATAGAACAAGAATAAATTACAGGATTATTAGCGTTAAACAAAGATAAGCTACTCTCAGTTCCTGTGGCTATATTTTTATTATTCTTTATTTGAAAAGAATCTGCTTGAGATTTTCTAAATGCAAAAGATTTATTTGGAATACCCATGTATCCTATATAAGTATCCGCCTGACTTAATGACGGAGTTGCTAAACCTCTTGCGAATATACCTCCCCTAGGAGCATGTGTATAAGTAAAGCCACTAAAAGCGCTAGTTGGCTCAGAAACATAAAAAACAGTAATATCTTTTCCATCATAATCATAGTCTAAATACATATTTAAAAATTGATTATTATTAGCGAATCTAGGATTAGAAACTATAGGACAAATTCCGTAATTATTATTAACTCTCCCTACATTATAAAATATAGCTGGATTCCCATCAGCAGCATCCCAATACATATCTGTATTCATATTAGAAGTAATATCAGCGTTAGCCGGAGAACTATTAATATCATCAGCTTTATTTTCCCAAGCGCTAGCTGTATAAAAATTCTTTTGAACCTTATCTCGCCGATAAAAATGCTTGTAATATTTACTAAATTCTTCTATAACATTCACTCCAGAATAATTAAACCACGCACCTAAGTAACTCTTAGTCGAATCCGATAACACGCTCTGTAAAGTTAGATCAATTTTTTCTGTAATATCAACAGTAGGCCCAGAATACCCTAAGTTTTTACCATAATTACATCCGTGCCCCCTATATTGCCAAGGGCAACTATTATTATAGACTTTTCTCGACGGGCAAGTTAAACCATCTATATCTAAAATATTAGACAATTCAAATTCTACTTTTTCTTTATTTTCTGAATTTTTTCTATTTATTATAAACTTATCACTAGAAACAAAATCAACGAAAGAAGAAACTCCTAAAGGATTTTTTGATTCACCACCGAAATTAACAGCATCTAAATCTTTAGCTAATATTTTTTTTCGATAAAACTCTTTCCCAAGCAAATCTCCTCTGTCTTTAATTATATTACTTATGAAATTGTTTACATTACTTATACCAAAAGTTGGTCTATTTTGTTTTCCTTCTGAATCATATTGCAAGTTAGACATTTCGCAAGGTATATATAAGTAAGTTTTACCTTGAAAAATTAAATCCCTGTTGAAATTTTTAGAACCATGGAAATAAAAATAACCCTCAAAATCACTTAACTTAATCTCAAATAAGTCAATGATTTCATTATTTTTAAGTAAAAATAAATTTGACATTTTAAGTAGAATATAAATTTAAAAAGTTATGACTTAAAGGTAAGCCAAAAGACAATTGACTATTACCTCCAGAATCATTTTTAGTTAATTGTAAATTATTTGATGCTGATTTCAGTATTAAGGGAGAATAATAACTCACTAAATATTCCATAATCGAATCCGATGATAAATCTCTTCTATTAACATCTTGAGATGCACCATAAATATAATCGAGCAAATATAATCTCGTTCTAGTATTATCATCTGATCTAGAATCTTGATTATTTAATTGAATACGCATTCTTCTGACTTGAAGATCTTTCTGGAGTCCTAATATTTGATTAAAAACTTCTTTACCATTTATAAAGGTCTGATTACGCAACCCCCTAACTGGGGCTCCCGAAAATTCATAATTTGCATTATATGCGCCTACCGTTGAATGCATTTGAACAAAAAATAACTCAAATGCGGATAGTTCATCATATACTGAACCCGAAGAATCTTGCATTATTGTAAATTTTTGATTATCAGATGATTCAAAACTAGAAGTCTTAGCTAAATTAAAATCTTTAAAAGTATTATGAGTAGCTGATATTCTTCCATTAGGATAAAATGGAATTTCAGGTACCCACTTATCATAATGAAGAGTCTGCTGATTCGAATAATTAAAAAAATCTCTTTCTTTAACCTCGAACGCTCCATCTTTTTCAAAATAAGAATCTGGAAGTAAAAGCGCTGGACTATTCAAACAAGAGCCCACGAAAGAGCTCCTATTATAAACACTACCATATTGAGGTAAATAAAAATTATATACTGGATTATCAGGGTTAAAAGGTGCTTCTTGTCTACCCCAAAAACTTTCAGCCTGTTGGACGCTTGCTGTTCCCCAAGCAGTACCATCTACAAACTTATGAATAGCATTACACTGGGAGAGCATATCATAAATTGTCTCACTATAATTATTATTCACTAAATCTTTTCTAGCTAATGCAAAAACTAATATTGTATAATTAGGTCTTATATCCGCACTGTTAGAAGTTCCATAAAAAGCCGGATCTGAAGGCGTAAGGACACCTTCTATATTGATATCTTCGTAAGCTTGAATACTTTGTCCATTAGATAATTCATAGAATTTCTTTCCATATGCTTGTCTAACGGTCAAAGCATCAACTGTATTATTTTTGAAATACAATCCGGGTTTTCCGGCTGAAGAATTCCAGATATTAATTTCAGTCCCAACATTATTCGATATACTTTCGCTAGTAAATCTAAATAAAAACTCAGATTCAGGAATAAAAATCTCAGATGATCTTTCTGAAAATCCTAAATAAACATTAGGAAATGTAGAATCTATGTTATTCTTAAATAATTGCCCATCTGTTCCTACGCTTTGATATTCCCTAGACCAACCATTACTAATTTCACTAGAACTTAATGGTGTATTATCAATAGGAATATCATTATAATAATATAAACTATCTTCATTTAGTGTATTTTTTTCACCATCGA